CTGAGCGCCCGAGCGGGCATTAGATAAGAGCAGTTCGTGGGATTTGCAGGACACACTTTTGTTCTATCAATTCTACGAAGCATTATATCTTACCAATGAAACTAGAGTTAGCTTCCACATTCCTGATCTCTGCAATCATATCTTCCCCATAAAGATCACCTAGTTCTTTCTTTAAGGCGATAACTAGTCTTTCACATACTTGTCGCTCTAGTTGTGTTCGATTAGCAGGCATAACGAATTCCACTATGATTCTCAGTTTTCTCATATCTCTCCTAACTCGCCCCATGAGTGACCTACAACTATTTCTGCAAGGAACGGGAATGACCAGCCGAGTTTATCATTGGGTGTTGCTGCCATAACTTCTTGCATGATCTTACCAGCCCCGGTTTCATAACCTTCTTGCACGTAACCTACAATAGAGTCATGTACCGTTAATACCAGCTTGATACGTTCTTGGTCTAGCTCAGTAAAGAGCTTGTTGAACGAGTGCAGCGTTAGATCGCTTGCCGTACTTTGTGGCAAGAAGTTGAATCCTTCGCGCAAGACCTCGTTCTTGTTCTCGTTGGTGATTAGGTGGAATCTGCGCTTACGTCCGAATGGGGAGGTAACTACGCCTGTTTTTAGTATTTGTTGATTCACTTCCTGCTTCCAAGTGCGGACTCCCCGGAATGTTTGCCACCACCACTTAATAAATTGCTCAGCTTCTCTCTCGGGAATATCGTGTTTCTCTTGGAAAGTTTTGGCTGACTGTTCATACGCTACACCGAACTGCATGTTCTTAGTATTGTTGCGTTGCTCTTTGGTATAATTGTCTCCATAAAAGCGTGCTGCTGCTATATTGTGCAAGTCTAAACCCTGCTCGTAAATGCGCGTGAGTTCGGGATCGCTACTCATTTGCGCAATGCAACGTAGCTCTGCCTGCGAGTAATCTGCTTGTATCACCAACATGCCTTTTGGTGCAGTAAAGAGTTTCCTAATGTTAGGCAGACCGGGTTTTGTTCTAGTAATATTCTGCAAGTTGGGATTACGTGAAGAAACCCGGCCCGTTACCGTACCGTGTATGATGATGGACGTGCTAATCCAACCACCTGTTGCTTCAGCTTTCGGAATCATGCCTTGCAAGTAGGTGCTACGCTGTTTCTCCAGCTTTTTGTAGTCGTAGAAAACATTAGCCCAATCCTTAACGCGCTGGTATCTCTCTATCTCTACTACTCTATCAAGTATTTCACCAAAGTTAAAGCGGCCGGCTTTCAACTCTACGTAAACTGATTCGTCTACGCTGCGCGTTTTACCTGGTCGATGTTTGATATTCTCATCGTAAATGCACTTCCAATCATCGTATACCAATTTAGCGTTCTGCTGTGGGGACTTTGGATTGTAGTTGCCGTCGCCCACTAATAGACGCAGCTTGTCTTGCATTTCAGAAAGAGCAGGCAGTACCTCGAATTCGAGCAGGTCAGCAGCAGCATTCACATCGTAGTACATACCATTTAATTCAGCTTTGATAAAACTCTCTGCTGTGGGGAGTAGTGTTTCGAGATAGGGACGCTCATACACTTCCCCAATAATCGCACGTTCCTTAAGTATAGGCAACAATTGTGCAGTTCCAGCAGCATCAAGTCCGTTGTACTCATACAAACTATCTGGGACTTCTAGTGCATCTGCTTCTTCGTACCTAGCTGCTTTCTCAAGCGTTCTTACCTTCTCTTTCCACTTGAGCACTTCATAGGGTTCGTATCTCGGCCACCCTAGTATATCTTTGACTAGGTATTCGAGATTATGTACAGCTTCGTCAGAACGTTCATCTAGTGAATAACTCAGCAAAAGTGTATCTTGATCTACTCGGGCGGGGATTCCTCGATAGCGAAGATTGCGCACGTCGAATTTGCCATTATGATAGACGTAGCTGACTCTGGGCTGAGTAAGGGCCGTCCGTAGGATACTGCGCATAATACCTGGATCGGAGCAGACTCGTTCTCCGAATACAACTGCTTTATCGCCGCTCGCAGAAAGGCCGAGACTAACGATTCTAGCTCCTGGTCTGAGTCCGGTTGTTTCGATATCAACCGATAATGTGGAGTAACTACTTTCAATGATACGTCGCAGCCACCGTTCGGCTTCTCCAACAGAATTAGTGATTTGAACATGAGGCAGCTCCGTTTTTGTTAGAAGGGGTAGAGGATCGAGCGCCAACCGAAAGTCTTTTACTAGATCGGGGAATGTTTCTGACTTTCTGAGGACAACTGCTGGATTGTTCGTAACGATGACACTTTGATGATTACCGTTCGTTGCTTCGCGTTTGTGTATGTACCCACGATTCCCTGCAATACTCCCATCCCCAACAATAGCCTCAGTAGCTTCGCTTCCTCCTGCGATAATGATATCCGCTCTATCAAGGTCTGCTCTGAGTCTGTCACTACAAGCAGATATTGCTGCGGGCGGGACTTCTTTGCAGTAGCAAAGGACAACGTTTGTAAGCTTGATTTCTTCACGCTTCACTCCATATCTGTTTAACAAGTAGTCCAATACTTTACCAGATGGTCCTGAAAATACCTTACCAGTACGCGCTTCGTGGTATCCGGGTGATCTTGCCACAAATACGATCTTTGCATCTTCTGGCCCCATTGTAGGAGCGCAACGCTCATTAACAAGCGGACACTCCTCACAACGCGCGTATGGAGCTTTAGATATCACTCTACGAAGGGAGTCTCATGTACAACAATTACGTAAGCATTTCCGCGGTAGTGAACAGTAATTCCATCGGGCCGTTCGTGAGCTATAAGTAGCTCTGGCAGTAGAGCAGCTTTCCCACGAATTACGTTCTGCAAAATTGACACTAGTAGCCTCTTATCTGGGGTCAAAACAATCCCTCCCCGTTAGGACCAAACAATCTCGGTGCTTGTCGCATAGCATCTTCGTTACGCACACGAATGCCGCGCAAGCGATTCAGTAGTTCATTACCAAAAGCGAAATTAAGCTCATCTTCCTCGAGTACCTTTTTTTCAACCAAGAACTTCACAAGTGTATCTAATCGCACGTCATTGATGAAATGATCGACTACAGCGCCTTTTGTACTCATACCAAGTTTGTGCCACTTCCCAAGTTCATCCTGAATTTCACCATGCAACACTTCCAGCGGATCTCGCTTGGGTGATTGATTAGTGGTCACTTGTTTTCCCACTCAATATTGAACAGCTTGCAAACCTCTTTGCTGGCTGCAATTGCAAGTTCTATATCCATCACTTTTTCTTCGTTTTCAGGGTAACACCATGCTCTTGCTACTGCACCCATAATTTCCTCTTGTGTTACAACTCCCATAGCTTCTTTCCATGTTACTCCTCTGCCCACAGTTGTTGCCCCCTTCCCTTCCGTAGAATACGAATTTCGCCGCGATCTTCAAGTGTATTGAAAATCTCGTCTGCCTCACGTTTACTAAGATGATACCATTGCATTACTCTACTCCTATTCACACCCGGATTCTTTCGAATCGTTCCAAGAATCCGCTGTATTTGTCGTTGAACTATAGAAGTACCACTATTCATTACAAGATCGACTGTGTGCTTCCCCCAATTTTGTATGAATCTTGAGGCAGCAATTACATCAGTTTTTTCTACCTGGATCGTGTTAGCTTTCGGCTCTTCTCTAACTGCACAAAGGAGTACAGCAAGTTTTAGTAGAGAACGTGAGAGTCGTTCAAATGTTGGTAATGCGAGAGCACTATAAGGACTCTCGGAAGCAGCTTGTGCCATTTTCATTTCAATTGCGCCGTAATGCTCCCAAGCCTCCGTCGTAAGGAAAGCGTCTGTTTTTGCAGGCACATCAATTGTCTGTCCTGCGATCACCATTGTAGCTCTGCGAGAGTATTGCTCCTTGATATCAGCAAGAAGCGTAGCTATCCTCTTGCGCTCACGTTCTATAGCTGTTGTTGGTGGCCCCGTTGTACGAATCCGAGTAACGTCAGCGTCCCCGGTAACAACAAGAAATCGGGGCAGAAACCCTGAAAGTATGTATTCTTCTGAAACTTCCTGATATACTCTATCCTTGATGCCACCACCAAAGAAGATAAACACCGGCTTCGAGATTCTGATAGTTTCTTTGCGAAGAATCCGTGATATAGTGGGAGGAACATCATAGAGTTGTGTAAGAAGATCAGGCATTCCCGCTAAATAGTCTTTCTTATTAATCGAGCGGAAAAACCCGGCAACCTCATCACGGAAGTATATACTCACACGTCCCGGCCGGTTGGAAAGACCAGTAAGTAGACCTTCGGCTGAACCATCAGTAGCAAGGATAGCCTCATCATCAAGCTCATGGAGCATATCCATTGCCATTCGCATTGCGGTTGTTTTCCTCGTAAGTGTAGAGTCGCCTAAGATCAAAGCCCACAGGTTAGGTACTACTTCACCGTAGCTTGTACCGAGCTTGATATTTTCGGCTAGAACTGCCGAAAGTAAAATAGCCGCGGCAATCTCGTGATACTCGGGAATCGCGTCGGTAGCTAGCGTTCCCCACTGTCGGTACTCATCAATAAAGGTTTCGCTGTTACTTCTTCCATCGTAAATGTTAGGTAGCGTAAGCGGCATTGACGGCGTTCCAAGCACTAATCCGCTAGTGATACCAGCTAACCGATTCTGAGCTGCCCCCGCTTTCTTAATATCTCGCCACAAGAACGAGTCTGGCCTACCATCGCGTGCGTACTTGTTACACTTAGCAGGAAGCATCACCGCGAATGTCTCTTCTGGAGTTAAGTTGCTCTCGAGACATATGTTAATAAGCTTCCACATCACACGCGACCAATCATCCTTCATATCGAGGTCGGCTTCGTAAGTGACAAAGAAGCCCGCTCGTCCTAGAGCTAGCGTGTGCTTACCTAAGATCGCCTCTACTGTGGGTAGTTCTTCGAGATTAGGAAGCTCTGCTATGTCTATATCGGTATCTGTTTCGGTTTCGGGAAGAGTTTGGAATAGTTCTACACCGAGTTTATCATCAAGAGCTTCGGTAACAACAACTTCTGGCGCTTCCTCGTATTTGAAGTTCATAGTGAACGGGATTCTCAGCAGTTGTGTGAGATCCCAACCAGAGGGGTCTGCACCATACGTGTGATACTTATAGGCAATACGCTTGGAAAAGTTCTCAACTATTTCGGGGGGATGAATCTCATTAAGTCGCCAGATTGCTTGAAACCGATTTGGCGATGATTCGATCGTGATTGAAGGTGTTGGTTCTACCTTCGATGGATGGCATTCATCGAGGTCTGCCCAAACGAGATTAGTAGGCAAACAAAACTGTTTCTTGCGCTCTGGCCTGTCAAGTAGATTAACACCAAACCATACGTTCCTGCGCAACGCAGAAGCTTCTACGAACTGGATCATTTCCGCGTGTTGTATAGGCCATTTGAAGAAAGCTTGCTTAAAAGTTTCTTTGGGCATTTTGGCATCGCTTGTTGCAATGCAAATATACCCTTCTTGATTTTCATAGAGAAAATCAAAAAACTTCTCGATGAGTGAAGTTTGGGCTGTTGGCATTAGATGTGGTAAGAGGGGAGCTTGATTGCCCCCCTCTTACCTAGCTTATTGAGTTTTCCTACTAGAGCAGCGAAGCTGTAGTCTCTGCTCCAACACCTGCGGGCTTCACGGACAGAACGTTGTTATCAAAGATGCCTGTTCCTTCGCCATCTCTAATCCGCTCCTTACGCCCGACAGTAATGCGACACTCCTTACCTACCAAGTCCTCCAAATCGAGATTGAAGTTGCCACTCATTACTTCATCCTTATCGTACCCGAGGGCACTAAGGAAGTTTACGAAGATACCCTTGATCTTATCTGCCTTTTCCGCAGTATCAGGTGCGAGCCAATACCGATTGAACGCACGGCGATTGATATAAGGCTCCTGAGTAACCATGAATTGCACGTTGATACCGGGAGTTCCCTTTGGCAGCTTACCGCTTTCACCTTCAACTTCCACCATATCTGCCTCGAATACAACTGCTTCGTATGTACCGGGCTTCATTGCTTCAAATTCGCCGGCAGAAGTATCGGCTCCAGTAAGATTCAGTACAAGTCCGTCAGACACTCTATCTCCTTTCAATGGATCATTGCCCACATTATCGGAATTGTGGGATTCTCGAGTACTAGTCCAAGACAGTTGGTTCTGTCTTTAGCTACTACTGTTTGGGTTTTGGCTACCTGCATTCTACGCTCTAGAACGTCGTTCTCTTGTACAGTGTATAGGTAGCCTACAATATCCATGAAGCCGGGAATATGACCTTTTAGCTTCCCTGGCAAATCAGGATTGTAATTCGTTCGGTTATAAGTATCTTTATCTGTTACTGCAAGTGCCGTCATAATTGTGTTGCAGGGAAGATCACGGAATGCACGTACAATGTTCCGCATATGCTCACCAGACTTGCCCCATTCACGTTGATCCGGTACATCAGGGTCACGATCGGGTCTACGTGAGACTAGCTCCTGCATGATCGCACGCATGTCGAGCTTCTGTAACTCGGTCAAGGAATCAATCACGACGGTTTTGTAGTAACTATCGTTCTTGGTTAGTTCGTCATAAATCTCCTTAACTTGTTCTACCTTGCGAACAGATACAACGTCGATATCTGTGCGATGCCTCAGTGTCGTGACTCCACCTTCAACATCTAGGATCAGGACAGGGCGCGTATCCTCGTGGTCTTGCGCTGTACCCGCAAGATACGTTTTGCCTGCACCCGGTTCACCATAGACTAGGAGATTGAGATATGGAATCAGCTCGGCTGGCGACATTGCACCAATCGCGCTTCTTATTCTACTGTCCTCTGTGACTGTAGCTATTGCCTCTCACCTCCTTCCGAAAGCTAGAGCCGCTATTATTAGAATAAAAGATGCTATTATCAAGCTTTCAGCTATCCAATGTGTAGCAACTAAGTCTCCGTAAGCGTGAAGCACGGTTCGTCGCCTTCATAGTTCTCTTGTTCTTCTAAAGAGATTTCGATTGCAAGATCGGGTCGAATGGGTGTATCGCCGCTGTCGATCCGCACTTCCCAATCAGCATCGAGCCTACCAACAACTTCGTTAAGCATTTCCTCTGTTCCAATAATCCGCAATAGTTTCACGTTACTTGTGCTTCACTTTCTTACTAAATTTTTCTACCTTGAAACCTGAAATATACTTACCCTGATGCCCAGGATAACCTGTTTTAAAGAGTTGTTTAATTCTCTTCAACTCAATACTCCTCTCTCGATAAGCATTTGATTAAGCTCTCGAAGTGCGTGCGCGATGCAAAGTGGCATACCTTTAACTTTTATCCAAGTGGGTGATCCACACCGTCTACTAGTACAGAGCATTTCGTTGTCGAAGAATCGTAGCGGCCCCTCCTGTATTGGGGGCGGCGCGTATTGAGGTTCGGGTATTGCAAGCAGAGCTTGAGTTTCCTCTAGTGTTAGCTCTTGCACTTGCATAACTCCTGT